TATGATTAAAATAAAAATAAGCGAGTTAAAGCTAAACGATAAAAATCCCAGAAAAATCGATAAATTGAAAATGGAAAAATTGGTAAAATCAATTAAAGATTTTCCAGAAATGTTATCAATTCGACCAATCGTTGTTGATTCTGATAATGTGGTTTTAGGCGGGAACATGCGTCTTCAAGCGTCAAAAAAAGCAGGGCTAAAAGAAGTTCCTGTTATTTTTGCGAACGACTTAACAGAAGAGCAAAAAAACGAATTTATCATAAAAGATAATATTGGCTTTGGCGAATGGGATTATGATGTTTTAAAACTTGATTGGAACGCAGACGATTTAATAAACTGGGGAATGGATTTCCCAGATTTTAAAGAACCAGATTTAGCTGCTGAGTCTTTAAGCTTAGAGTCAATTTTTGAGGTTACGATAGATGTAACATCTGAGACAGAGCAAAAAAAACTATACGATGAATTTACAAGTCGGGGGTACAAGTGCCGCATATTAAGCATTTAATACAGTGCGACTATAAGCCGACTTTCAGAACAGAAAAAGTTGCTGGAATGTTTGATATTCCAGTTTCTGAAAAAATAGAAAAGTCTTGGGATTTAAAAGTAAATATCGAAGAAAAAGACTGGCAGATTGGATTGATAGTTGGAAATAGCGGAGCTGGAAAAACTACTATAGCAAAAGAATTATTTAAAAATGAATACATCCATGAAGATTTTAAATGGGAAGCTAGTAGCTTTTTAGATGATTTTGATGAAAATTTAAATGTATTAGATATAGTTAACGCATTAAATAGCGTTGGTTTTTCTTCACCGCCTTCTTGGATTTTGCCATTCTCTGCTTTGTCAAATGGTCAAAAATTTAAAGCAGAAATTGCACGATGTTTGTTAGAAATAAATAAAACAATTGTTTTTGATGAATTTACATCAGTAGTAGACCGCAATGCTGCAAAAATCGGAAGCTACGCAGTTTCGAAACACATTAAAAAGCAAAATAAAAAATTTGTCGCTGTTACGTGTCATTATGACGTTGAAGAATGGCTACAGCCAGATTGGGTGCTAGACATATCTCAAAAAATATTTAAATGGGGGTCGCTTCGGCGACCTGAAATTGAACTCGATATATTCCGAGTTGATTATAAAGCGTGGGAACTGTTTAAAGACTATCATTATTTGAGCGCAAATATTAATAAGTCAGCTCTAGTTTTTGCGGCAGAAATAAATAAAATTCCAGTGGCTATGACTTCTGCGCTTCCATTTGTTCATCCGACAAAAAGAAATTTTTATAGAGAACACCGGACAGTTGTTTTGCCGGATTACCAAGGCGTAGGCATAGGAAATAAATTGTCTGAATTTTTAGGTGATTGGTTAAAGTCGAACAGTAAAAAGTTTATTTCGATTACTAGCCACCCATCAATGATTCATCACCGAAGCAAATCAGAAAAGTGGAGCATGACGCGGAAACCATCGCACGTCACAAACAGTAACAATGATTATAAAAAAATGAACGTTAGCACGAGCTCTAGACGACTAACAGCGTCTTTTGAATACAGGGGTTAAATATGTTAAAAATAAAGAAAAAAGTGGGCAGGCAAAAGGTAGATGTTAACTGGAAAAAAGTAGATTATCTGTTAAACGCTCATTGTTCGGGTCGTCAGATAGCAGCTTATCTTGGAATGCACCAGGATACATTATACAGACACTGCGTTAAAGAAAAAAAAATGACGTGGGATGATTATGCGCGAGAAAAAAAATCCGCTGGAAAAGCAATGCTTAAAGTAAAAATGTTCGAAACGTCAATGAGCGGAGACGTAGCAATGATGAAGTGGCAAGCAAAACAATTGCTAGGTCAATCTGAAAAAATCGAACACAAAATGAGAGCTGTTGACGTAAAAAATAAAACGGACGAAGAACTAAAAGAAATGGCAGCTTATGCAGCAACTCGCAGCACTCGCTGAGTTAGAGTTACGTTACAGAGCAAGAGCGCAAGCTGCGCAAGAGCTTTATTACAACAGTCTCAGCAACTTTGTGCGTGATGCTTGGTACGTTTTAGAACCAGCGGTTGAATACGTGCACGGGTGGCACATAGATGCGATGTGCGAGCATTTGCAAGCGGTGACTGACGGGGAAATAACACGTTTATTGATTAACGTTCCGCCCGGGTGCATGAAGAGTTTATTGCTAAATGTTTTTTGGCCAGCATGGGAATGGGGCGTTAGAAAATTAGGACATTATCGTTATTTATGCGCGTCTCACAAGCAAGAGCTAGCAGTACGTGACAGCGTTAAAATGCGCAGGTTAATTGTGTCAGACTGGTATCAAGATAGATTTAGGCACATACAACTTGCTAACGACCAAAATGCCAAAGGGAAATTTGAAAACACAATGACGGGATTTAGAGAGGCGATAGCAGCAGGGTCAATCACAGGTTCACGGGGCGATAGAGTGATAATAGATGACCCCCACAGCGTGGACAGCGCGAACAGCGACGCTAAGCGCGAAAGCACTACGCTTTGGTTTCGTGAAGCGGTGCCAACGCGTTTAAACTCGCCTAGCAAGTCAGCTATTTTAGTTATCATGCAACGGCTTAATGATTATGATGTAAGTGGAATGATTTTATCAAACACAGAGAGTAATTATACTCATTTAATGTTGCCCATGGAATTTGAAAAAGACAGGAAATGCGTGACAAAAATAGGATTTGAAGACAGGCGAACAGAAGAAGGAGAGCTTTTATTTGATAAGCAATTTCCGCGTGCAGTTGTAGATAAGTTAAAGTCTGATTTGGGGAGCTACGGTACAGCTTCGCAGTTACAGCAATCGCCAGTTCCACGAGGTGGTGGAATAATAAAATTAGATTGGATTAATTTAGTTGATTCTGTTCCAAAAGATTTTACGTTTATAATACAATCGTATGATACTGCGTTTAAAACGGGGCAGACAAACGATTACAGCGTTGGAATAACGCTTGGGTACTTAAACGGTCAAGTATATGTAATCGACCGGCTAAAGGGGAAATTTGAATACCCAGAATTGCTTAAAAAAATAAAATCAGAATCAGCTAAGTACAACGCAAACATAAGATTAATAGAAGACAAAGCAAGCGGTCAAAGTTTGATACAGTCATTAAAGCTTGAAACTCAACTAAGATTTAAAGCAGTTAATGCAGATACTGATAAAATTGTCCGGACCCATGCGTGTTTAGGATTTTTTGAACAAAATAAATTTAATGTGTTAAAATCTGATTGGTCTGATGATTACATCAAAACACTAACAAGATTTCCCTATGCGTCACATGATGACGATGTTGACGCGACAACGCTTGCACTTAATTATCTATCAAAGATAAAGATAAATAAAAACACGCAAGATAATTATGATATTTTTGGGCGGTAAAAGTGGACTATAAATATTTCGAAGAATTGTATTTTAATATGCGGGATAAAGACTATCCAGACAGGGCGTGTACGATAGCGATGTTGCGCAGGTTTTTGAACGGCACTGCATACGATGTATTGCAGTACCCATTTGGTCAAATCATAAATAAGTCAGGCTATGACGGCGCATACACAGCTCAGAATATTCCGATGTCACAACGCAGGCCGTCTGTGATATCAACGCTGTGCAATACAGTCGTAGACGACAGCGTCTCTTTTCTTTTCGGCGAGGGACGTTTCCCGAAAATTGATATTGATGACGAAAAAACGCAAGAAATTGTTAATGATATTGTAAACCGCACATGCCTGCCAGATACAATGATTGAGCTTGCTCATGACGGCAGCGTGGGCAGCGCAGCTTTATTGATACAAGTTATCAATTCTAAAATTTACTACAAATCGCTTCACACAGAGTTTCTAACCCCCGTTTTCGATAAAAAAAATCCAAACTTGCTAGTAAAGTTAACTCAAAGATATAAGTGCGAAGGCTCAGATTTAATAGCTCAAGGATATAAGATTGAAAAGCCAGACTTTGATTATTGGGTTGTAACTGAATGGGATGATAATAATGAAACGTATTATCTACCGTATTTGCCTGACGATTTAAAAAAGGCTGATTTTAAGCCAAAAATTGATAAAGATTTGACGATTGAGCATGGATTAGGATTTGTGCCGGTTTTATGGATTAGAAATCTTTCTGGTGGCGATTTTATAGACGGTCAAAGCACGTTTAAAAAAGCAATCACTACTAATATACAGTTAGATTATCAATTAAGCCAATGCGCGAGAGGTCTGACATACTCACAAGAACCGTTATTGTTTTATAAAAATCCTGACTCAATAGTTGGCGGGGACA